CTGGTACGAGCGCTGAACAAAATGACGAAAGCAGGTATGCCTGAAAGCGTGCGTATTGCCTGAAAACACAACCCGCTACGGGGGAGACTTACCCGAAATCTGATTTATTCAACAAAGCCTCAGCCGGGGCGAAGCCCTGCACCTGATGGCGGGTGGTAAAAGCTGTTTTGAGGGCAAATGGCTACGCGGGACAGCAAGAGGAGAAATATTTTCCGCAGAGCCCTCACAGGAGGCCAAAGCTAGGAAAATCCTTAATCGTGTTGCGGCTATAGCTAAATTGGCACCGAAAAGGTAACTGTTAATATTCATCCATATCATGTACATACAGGGTATATCCCGTGATTTTTTCTTCACATCTTTTATCGATACATGATACTGTATGTTTATACAGTATCTCATGTCGGAGGTTATGTGGATAGAGAGTTAAACGAGCACGTTATGATTGAGCGGGTCGAAATGATTGCGCGTCTAACCACTGAGGGGGCTTGTAAGGAAAGGGATCGTGAAATTGCGCTCGGACTGATAGCTGAACTTGCCAAAGGTAATCTGATGAAAAATAGCTCTTTTTCAATAGTTTTTTCCGTAAAACCTATTGAAAATCAATGATAAAGTAAATTCGTTTTTTTCTCCTTGGATGTGGCCACAGCTAATAAAACGTGAGAATATCAAGCCTTGGCGAAATCTTGCTTTTTTCCGAGGCCTGATTCGCTATAATACGCGGTCGGTTTTTAGGAGGGGTCAATGCCAACTGTAGTGTCGCTTTTTTCTGGGTGTGGTGGTTCTGATGCTGGAGTGTTGAGGGCAGGGTTTGATGTGCTCATGGCAAATGACATTCTACCTTACGCGCGTGATGTATATTTGGCTAACCATCCCGAAACCGATTACGTCCTTGGGGATGTTTCTGCTATTGAATCGTTTCCTTCAGCCGATATGCTCGTCGGTTGCTACCCCTGCCAGGGTTTTAGCCAAGGTGGGGTTCGAAAGGCTGACAGAAAAATCAACACACTTTACTTGGAGTTTGCAAGGGCACTTAGAATAGTTAAGCCTAAAGCATTCATTGTAGAAAATGTTTCCGGTATGGTGCGAAAGAACTTTGAGCATTTACTGAAAGATCAGTTCAAGGTTTTCGAAGAGGCTGGCTACAGAGTTAAATCTCAGATTCTAAATGCTTCTCACTTCGGTGTTGCACAAGACCGTAAACGCATTTTTATCGTTGGCATACATGAGACATTTGGTGTGGATTTTTCTTTTCCTACAGCAACTCATGGCGAAGGTTTGAAGAAGGTGAATACTATCCGTGATGCGATAGGTGATTTACCTGAGTGGCCGGTTGGTGAGTTCTATGACGCTGATTTTCATTGGTATTATTTATCTAGAAATCGACGTCAGGATTGGGATCAAATATCTAAGACCATAGTTGCTAACCCAAGGCATATGCCATTACATCCGATTAGCCCTACTCTTGAAAAATTAGGGCCAGATAAATGGCAATTTACATCAAATGACCGTGCGCGACGCTTTAGTTTTCGTGAGGCAGCTTATCTTCAAGGGTTTGGTAATTTAGTTTTCCCTGAAACTGAGCGGGCATCTATGAACATGAAGTATACCGTGGTAGGTAATGCAGTACCGCCTCCACTTTTTGAGGCGGTAGCAAGAGGTATTCCAGATATCTGGTAAAATTAGCGATAAGACATACTAAAGGTTTCAGCGACGTAAGGCTGGAGAGGAAAGTTTTCAATCAACTCATTCTCTCTGGCTAAGTTGATTAAGCGCAAGCGGTCAACAAAAATCGCATTTCCTATGTCTGCTTTGTAAGCCCAGTCACCGTCCATCCATCTTAAATCTTGTGGGAGGAAATAATAAGTAGCCCAAGGGTGTGTTACAGGGATACGAGATCCAAGTTTGGCGTACGAAGCTTCCAATTGTTTAGCAACCCATTCTTTTTGGGAACATCCACACTGTACAAATGCTATAGGTATCGCATCACGATCATCGCCCATAGGATGCCAAGCTATAATATCTAACCCACCATCACCATGGTCACCAACTTTAAAATCCCGTTCTCTCAGACCCACAGCCGTGCATCTAATATCATTTGCGATTGATTGGTATTTTTCAAATAATGACCCGCGATATCTAGCCTCTTCGCCACCCCCCGCCCAATTGGGGACAACCTGAACGCCTCGGGGCATTAGTGAACTAAAAATGGGCAAGCTAATTACTTCAAAAGAGCGCGTAATTTCAGCCCTTCTACGCTTAGGAATGTATTTAATATTTGCGCAAAGCAATAAGGATAGATACATATGTTGCAGTGCAGTCAAAAGATCCAGTTCGGTCTCATTAAGAATGACCTCATCCATGTCATCGCTTACGTGAAAAGGATAGCTGTCACCGAAAATGACTCGTCTCTGAATTATAAAATCAATCGCTAAGCGCCATTTTTCCTGAGATTGTTCTCTTGTGTATCCCTCTGGTTGGCTGCGCATAACGCTATCTAATTCACCACGGTTAAATCTTTTATCTGGATGAACCAGCGCTCGAATTTCTATAAAATCTGCCCAAAAAAATACATCGTTTGAGGGTAATGATTCCAAATTGAACAGCATTGTTAGTCATCCTCTCGCACGCTTCTGATATGGGAGCGGATTTTTTTAGCCATTTCAAACATCTGATTGGCGGATTCTTCATCATCGGCGCTAAACGAATCAAGTTTAAGCAGCATGTTCCAAACAACACGCAATCTTGCAGCTGCTGCCTGCATTGACTCTTCTAAAGCCTCTTGCTGCCCGTTCGTATATAAATATGCTTGGTCAATATCTCCAGTTTCTTTCAGATTATTAATCGCATCGTCGTTATCAACAATTTTAGCTATATCTTTTAATCTTCGAGACTCTCTGATAATTGTTCGTCCCTGCAAATCACGGACAAAGCACCACGCAAAAAGGTTTTTTAAATTTTCTTCATCGATATCGTCACTATCGAAATCTTTCTTATCTTCAAGCCCAAGCCATTCAGTAATGCTTGTATAACTAAGGGATGTAGTGATGTATGAAAATTCCACATCATTCTCATCCATTTTTAGCCCATAAAAATCTTTTTCTTGAGCTTTCTCGTAAAGCATTAAGGCTGTTAGCAATGCTCCTACATAATGTGGTTTGCTGCCAATCTCTCTTGCAAGATTTTTAAGAAGCTCATCTTTAGAGACAGATTTGTAGAACTCCTCACAAAGTTCCTTAAGATACTTAGCTTTCGACAGTGAGTCCCATTCCTTTACACCGGTAATGTGTCTGTAACCGATGTATCGTAAAACTTCTTCCCTCGTCTGATACACAAGGCAGGGGAGTTCAATTGGCTTGTGGGTAGTATCGCTTTTGATATCCTCCACACTTTTGCTTTTACGCGTTGGTGCGCTTAGCTCACCATTCAACAACTTGACAGCAGCGAGCCTGCGGTTTCCTTCCGCAACAACATAATCAGATCCATCCATGAACACTAACAGCGGTTCGCCAGGAAAGTATCCTTGCTGACCAATTGAAAGCATCAGATCATGGACGCTCTCATCATCAAGCATTTCTTCAATGACTGCATCATCACTGCTTGCGTCGTTCAAGCGGTAAAATCTAGGGTTCTTCGGGTCAAACGAAAGAAATTGCGTCTCAATAAATTCTATGTTTCTAGGCTGCGACATACTATTCCCTTGACATGTTTAATCGCGAATAGCCTCAGTTTATGCTTTCACTACAAAGGTTGTCACTAAAAGCTCAACATCCTGCATTGAAGTGCATAAATTTGCATTCGTTTTATACATTTGATTTTTCCTGACCGCGCCAGTGCTCGCGCGGCTCGGGGCTCCTGATGCAACTGCATTAAAAATGCCCCATAAAGAGGGCAGGCGTGGCGGGGAAAGCATTGCGCGCCAGAGGTGGTGCGTAATAATAAAAATTATCGTCTGAGCGCGTCGTGAGGGCGCGGTCGTGGCCGCTGTCGGTTCGTTGGTGGTCGGGTGTGGTCGTGCGCGTGTGGTGCGTCTGAGGCGTGATGGTGGCGGGGTATAAAAAAGCCGCCATGCTGGCGGCTTGAGGGGGATTATTCTGGGTTGCCGAGGGTGTACTCTTTGAACCTGATGACCTCCATGCCGAGCCAGTCGTTTACTTCCCTGAATCTGTCCTGCAGGGGTGACAGCTCGTTACGCACGAATACCTTTGCCACCTTCTCAACGTCCCCGGTTGAACCGATATTCTCGGGCTTGCCGCCCATGAGCTGGAACGGTACGCGGTGCGCGTCCATCAGGTCGGCGGCACTGGCTTTCTTGATGTTGAAAAAGTCATCCTTTGTGGCAACCTCGCTCAGTGGCACGATTTTGATGCCGTCCGGTTTTCCGCCGGGAGCGTAGAAAAACAGATTCTTAAAGTTGCCGAGCCCTTTCGAGTTGCGCATCGCCTCGCGTAGTGATTCGACGTCGGTCGCACTCTGCGCCGGGTCGGTCACATACATGATGTAACCAGCGTGCGCGCCGTTCCGGTAATACTTGAGACGGAACAACGTCGCGGCTTCATTCAGCCAGGCGGAATTAAGCGCGCTGAGATATTCGGGCAGGCCGTAAATCTCCTGATTAATATCGGGCTCCAGCAGGTGAAATACCGTATCAGGCGCGAACTCATGCGGTAGAGTGAAGTTTTCCACAAACCAGAATATAGAATCGTCGACCCCGCGCCGGGTGTATTTGGCCGGTGAGGCCAGCAGCTTGATTAACTGGCCGGTGACGCTGTGGCGCTGCTCAAGAAAGGCATTGCCGAATACCAGATAGTCGAGCGCAAAGCGGCTGAAATCCTGACGGGACAGCAACGGGTGCGGAATGTAGGTGCTCGCGAGCACGTTGCGCTTAACGTAAATCGGTGAGCTGTGATGTACAGCAGAGCGCAGGCTCTTTGCCAGCCCGGAGAAGCTGACCGGCGGCTCGTACCACTTGCCGTTACTGATGCACTCGACGTAATCCAGAATGTCGCGCTTATCGAGTACCGGCACCGGCTCGCCGAAGGTGAAAGCTGTTGTTTTTGGCGGTGCGCTGGCGGTCAGGTGTTGTGGCTTGCTGGCCTTCTGCGCAGCGGCTTTGCGGGATTTTTGCTTACCCATTAGTTGAACTCCAGAATAGATTTAGGCTGCATGCCGCTACCGGCAGAAAGCGGTTCGTTTAACAGGGCGTGCATGGTCGCCCATGCGATATCGGCGTGACTGGCTTCCTCGGTGCGGCTGGCCTCATAGGTGGCGCTGCGCCCGCTGCTGGTCATGGTTTTGCGGATGGACATAAACGACTGAGTGACGTCGGTTGCCCCGGCGTCGTATTCCAGACAGCCGCGGCGAATGGTGTCTTTTGCCTTGAGCACCATTGCGGTTTTCATTTCAGGCGTGTAACGGATACCGCGCGCTGCCGGGAAGAATGAGCGCACCAACTGATAAACGCCGAGGCCGAGGCCGGTCGCGTCAATGCCGATGTATTCAACGTTATATTTCTCGGTCAGCTTTCGGATCCCCTCTGCCTGTGCGGCAAAGTCCATGCCTTTCCACTGATGGCGCTCCAGCATGCGGAACTTGCCACCCGAGACCACCGGCGGCGCGAGTACGACGCACCCGGCGCTGTCGCCAGTGTGTGACGGGTCGTAGCCAATCCAGACCGGGCGGGATCCGAATGGATAATCGGCGAACGGGGCAAAATCCTCCCATTCTTCCATCACGTCGACCATGCAGCGTTGCAGCTCCTCGAACGGGAACACCGACGCTTTGTCGTCGACAAATTCGCACATAAACAGGTTTTTAAAGTCTTCTGCGCTGTTTTCGCGTTTGAGCTGGTCAAGGTCAAACAGGGTGCAGCCACCGGCAAGCGCGTCCTCAATGGTGACAATCTGCCGCCACTGTCCATCGTCGCAGAGCTGACCACCGGCGAGCGCGGTATGGCTGATATCGATATCGATACGCTCGGTGATACTGCTGCGCCCCTTGTTGAACAGTTCGCCAGACCAGAAGGGGTAAGCGCCATGCGCCAGCGTGGAGGGCGTTGAAAAATAGGTTGAGCGCAGGTGTTTTTGCGAGGCCATGCCCGAGGCGACTTTGCGCAGCCGCTGAAAGTTCGGGATCCAGAATATTTCATCGACATACAGATCGCCGTTATGGCTCTGCGCGGTGTTGGAATTGGTACCGAGAAAAATCAGTTTTGCGCCGTTGTTACCGATGACAATCGGGTCGCCAGTCAGGTCAACATCGACCAGTCGCGCAAACTGGATGATGTATTCGCGGAACACGTAAGCCTGCGTTTTACTGGCTGATAAAAATATCTGGTTATGGCCGGTTTTGAGTGCGCGCAGCAGTGCCTCGCGGGAGAAATAGAATGTCGCGCCAATCTGGCGGGATTTGAGAATATCGCGAATACGGTGCGCCAGCCCTGCGCGGTACCACTGCAACTGGTACTCGAAAGACTGGTCGAAAAATAGTTCCTCCAGTTTCTCGATAGCCTCGTCGCTGAAAAAGTTCTTTTTCGGCTTTTTACGCTCGCCTTTGTTGCGGTTGGCGACATTGGGGTTTAGGTCGACCTCGTTGCCGGTCTGGCTGTAGCGGTTAACGCGCGCCAGTCGCTCAATCTGCCGCCCGAGCAGGTCAATCTCTTTGAAGTCGCCGCCTGACTTTTGCGGCTTGGCGATGAGCTGAATCAGGCGCGCCTCAAGGCTGCTTTCGACGCGGGAAATCGGTGCGATACCGTCCCAGCCGTCGCGCTGCTTCCAGCTCTGCACGGTCGGGCGCTTGACCTGCAGCATTTCGGCAATCTGTGGCACGGAAAAGCCCTGCCAGTAAAGCAGCGATGCCTGCCGTCGCGGGTCATGCAACAAGGTTGTATCGGTGGAGATGGTCATTGATGCCTCGCCGTAGTGGATTCAGGGCAAGGCTACTTAATGGCCGTCAGTGATTCGCTAAGGTGCTGTTGTGTGGGCGGTTGTCCAGTCGTCATTGGTGGTCTGGCGTGTCACGAGTCTGGAAACTGGCGGTGACCAGTAACCCCAACCTCAGGACTCCTGACAATGGCAAAAAAAGTCTCAAAGTTCTTTCGCATCGGCGTCGAGGGTGATACCTGCGACGGGCGCATTATCAGCGCCGGCGATATTCAGGAAATGGCCGAAACCTACGACCCGCGCGTCTACGGTTGCCGTATCAACCTTGAACACCTGCGCGGCTTGCTGCCTGATGGCGTATTCAAGCGCTATGGCGATGTGGTCGAACTGAAAGCCGAGAAGATTGACGACGATTCTGCGCTTAACGGCAAATGGGCGTTGTTCGCTAAAATCACCCCGACCGATGACCTTATCGCGATGAATAAAGCCGCGCAGAAGGTCTACACCTCAATGGAAATTCAGCCGAATTTTGCCAATACCGGCAAATGCTACCTCGTCGGCCTTGCGGTCACCGATGACCCGGCGAGCCTCGGTACCGAGTACCTCGAATTCTGCCGCAACGCGAAGCACAACCCGCTGCAGCGCTTTAAGGCCAACCCTGAAAACGTCTTTTCCGTTGCCACGCTGGCCGAGCTGGAATTTGAAGACGTTCCCGACACGGTGCTCAACAGCCTGGCCGATAAGGTGAAAGCCATTTTCAGTCGTAAGCAGGTCAGCGACGATGCGCGCCTGAATGATGTGCATGAGGCGGTGACCACCGTCAGCGAACATGTGCAGACCAACCTGACCAAGCAAGACGAGCGCCTTTCCGCTATGGAAACCGCGTTTGCCACCTTCAAACAGGAGCTGACCGGCAAGGTCGAAGAAACCAGCCAGGCATTTTCCGCCCTGAAAAACACCCTCGACAAAACCGAAAGTTTCAGCCAGCCGCGACGTACAAAAGCCAGTGGCGGTGGTGGCGACGAGCTGCTGACCGACTGCTGATAAACCGCAGACCGAAACCGGGCGGCAACCCCGCCCGATGCTGTGACTAACCGATTAATTCAAACAGGAAATACTATGCGTCAGGAAACCCGTTTTAAGTTCAATGCCTATCTGACCCAGCTCGCCAAACTGAACGGCATCAGCGTTGATGACGTCAGCAAAAAATTCACCGTCGAGCCGTCCGTCACGCAAACGCTGATGAACACCGTGCAGGCGTCATCCGCATTTTTGCAGATGATTAACATTCTGCCGGTCGCAGAAATGAAGGGCGAGAAAATCGGCGTCGGTGTGACCGGCACCATCGCCAGCACGACCGACACCTCGGGTGACAAAGAGCGCCAGACCGCAGATTTCACCGCGCTTGAGTCCAACAAGTACGAGTGCAATCAGATTAACTTTGACTTCCACCTGACCTATAAACGCCTCGACCTGTGGGCGCGTTTTCAGGACTTCCAGCGCCGCATCCGCGACGCCATTGTCCAGCGTCAGGCACTGGATTTCATCATGGCCGGTTTCAACGGTACCACCCGCGCTGATACCTCAGACCGCAGCAAAAACCCGATGCTGCAGGATGTGGCCGTCGGCTGGCTGCAGAAGTACCGCAACGAAGCTCCTGCCCGCGTGATGAGCAACATCACCGACGCTGACGGTAAGGTCGTTTCGGCGGTGATTCGTGTCGGTAAGAACGGCGACTATGAGAACCTCGACGCGCTGGTGATGGATGGTACCAACACCCTGATTGACGAGATTTATCAGGATGACCCGAAACTCGTTGCCATCGTTGGCCGTAAGCTGCTGGCTGACAAATATTTCCCGCTGGTCAACAAACAGCAGGAAAACACCGAGTCGCTCGCGGCGGATATCATCATCAGCCAGAAGCGCATCGGCAACCTGCCAGCCGTGCGCGTGCCGTACTTCCCGGCGAATGCGGTGTTCGTGACCACGCTGGAAAACCTCTCTATCTACTTCATGGATGAGAGCCACCGCCGCAGCATTGATGAGAACCCGAAAAAAGACCGCGTGGAAAACTACGAGTCGATGAACATCGACTATGTGGTCGAGGCGTATGCCGCCGGGTGCCTGCTGGAAAACATCACCCTCGGCGATTTCACCGCACCTGCAGCACCGGAAAGCGGAGCCTAAACCATGACGAGCCCCGCACAGCGTCACATGATGCGGGTCTCGGCCTCTCAAGCCGCGCAGCGGGAACAAGCCCCGCTGCGCCATGCAACCGCCTACGAGCAGATGCTGGTAAAGCTGGCCGATGACCGTCGCACGTTAAAAACCATCCGTTCAAACGAACTGAAAGCCGCGAAAAAGCGCGAGCTGTTGCCGTTCTATGCGCCGTGGGTCGCCGGTGTGCTGGCTGATGGCCGTGGTGCGCAGGATGACATTGTCATGACCGTCATGCTGTGGCGTCTCGATGCCGGTGATATCGCTGGCGCGCTGGAAATTGCGCCCTACGCGCTGAAATACGGCCTCACCTCTGACCATCGCCGAACCACGCCTTACATGCTGGTTGAGGAGGTGGCACTTGCCGCGCTGCGCCTGCGCGATGCCGGTGAGCCTGTCGACCTCGCATTACTGCTGACCACCCTCAGCCTGACCGACGGTGCTGACGTTCCCGATATGGTGCGCGCTCGTCTGCATAAGGTGACTGGCCTGACCCTGCGCGATGCCGGTCAGGACGCCGAAGCGCTGGCGCAGTTTCAGCGCGCAATGCAGCTCGACCGCAATGCCGGTGTGCGCAAAGAGATTGAGCGACTGGAGCGGGCATTGAAGCCTAAGCCCGATGCCGCGCCCCGTAAAACGACTAAACCGCGCACGCGCAAACCTGCCACCAGACCGGCGGCAAAGCGCGGGCGTCCACCAAAGGCGGTAAAAACCGCCGGTTAACTGAACGCTCCCCGAGCCGGGCGGCACGCCGGTCAAAGCGGGTTTTGACCCTGACGGCGACCGGCGTCCACCGCCCAACCTAATGAGGTTGTCATGACGACAGTAATACTGAATCAGCCCGACGAACCGCAGGACGTACCGGGCGTGGTGATTCCAGCACCGGAGACGGGCGACGCAGTGATTAAAAACACGTTCTTTTTCCCTGATGTGGATCCGAAGCGGGTGCGCGAGCTGATGCGCCTTGAGCAGACGGTTTCCGATGCGCGCCTACGCAACGCCATCAAGACCGGTATGGCGGAAACCAATGCAGAGCTTTACGACTACCGGCTGCGCCAGATTGCCGCCGGGTTTAAGGCACTGGCCGACGTGCCTGACGCCGAGGAAATCGACGGCGAGAATGTGCGTGTTTTCCACTACCTGAGCGCCGTGACGGCGATGGCGACAGCCACCCTGTATGAGCGTTATCGCGGGGTTGAGGCCACCGGCAAGGGTGACAAAAAAGCCGACAGCGTCGAAACCACCATTGATGACCTGTGGCGGGATATGCGCTGGTCGGTCTCGCGCCTGCAGGATAAGCCGCGCTGCATCGTGGGCCAGCTCTGATGAAAGTCTACGCGATGCAGGGCGATACCCTCGACGCGCTTTGCGTCCGGTATTACGGGCGCACTGAGGGCGTGGTCGAGACGGTGCTGCAGGCTAATCCCGGCCTGTCTGAGCTGGGCGTCATTCTGCCGCATGGCACGGCGATTGACCTGCCAGACGTTGAAACATCACCCACGGCGGAGACCCTGAACCTATGGGACTGAGTATGGAAAAAATCACCACGTTTATCGCCTACTGGCTGGCCGTTGGGCTGGCGTATTTCGGGGCAATGTCGCCCGAAAAACTGGCGCTGTATGTGGGTAGTCTGTGCGCCATTTTTACGGCGGCGGTGAATTTCTGGTACCGGCGCAAAACCTTTCGTTACCTGACCGAAATGGGAATCGACAAAGGGGTGACCCGTGAGCTCAATCGTTAAACGTTGCAGTGTGGCCGCAGTGCTGGCGCTGGCGGCACTGATGCCTGATTTTCGTCTGCTGAATACCTCGCCTGACGGTCTGGCGCTGATTGCCGACCTCGAAGGGTGTCGCCTGACACCTTACCAGTGCAGCGCGGGCGTGTGGACGTCAGGCATCGGCCACACTGCCGGGGTGGTACCGAAACGGGATATCACCGAGCGCGAAGCGGCGGCAAATCTGGTCGCAGACGTGCTGAACACCGAGCGCCGTCTCGCGGTCTGCGTGCCGGTCACCATGCCGCAGTCGGTTTACGACGCGCTCGTCAGTTTCTCTTTTAACGTCGGCACCGGCGCGGCCTGTCGCTCTACGCTGGTCTCTTACATCAAGCGTCATCAGTGGTGGCAGGCATGCGACCAGCTCACCCGTTGGGTGTACGTCAACGGGGAGCGTAGTACCGGCCTCGAAAATCGACGCCAGCGTGAGCGTACTTACTGCCTGAAGGGGGTGAAATGAAAGTGTTAGCCGTGCTGTTAGTGTTGTCCGTGCTCGGGCTGCTGTGGTTGCGCCATGAGAACGGCAATTTAACCCGCTCCTTTGAGACAGCAAACCGCGTCGCGAGCGAACAAAAGACGACGATTGGCATGCTGAAAAATCAGCTCAGTGTTGCCGGTCAGATTGCCAGACGTAATGAATCTGCGCAGGTGGCACTGCGTGAACAGCTCGAAAAAGCTAGCGAGGAAGCCAGCCGCCGCGAGCAGACGATAACGAGGTTACTTAATGAAAATGAAGCCTTTCGCCGCTGGTATAACGCTGCTTTGCCTGATGTTGTGCGTCGGCTGCACACCCGCACCGCCTGTGCCAGCGCCGGTGATTGTGGTCAGCGGATGCCCGAGGGTGAGCCTTTGCCCGATGCCGGGAAGTGACCCGAAAACCAATGGCGACCTGAGCGCGGATATCCGCCGTCTTGAGGGCGCGCTGACCGCCTGCGCGCTACAGGTCAAAACCGTCAAACACTGTCAGGATGAACTCGATGCAGAAGCACAAAAGCCTGCGCAAGGCGCTGATTAACGCCGTGCCGCAGCTCCGAAATAACCCCGATATGCTGCGCCTGTTTGCCGACAACGGCCATACCGATTCCCGGCTGGCGAGCTCGCTGTCGTTTGAAAAGGTGTACGTGCTTAACGTGGTGGTGACCGACTTCACCGGCGACCTCGATTTGATATTCGTGCCGGTGCAGGCGTGGCTGCGTGAACATCAGCCAGACATTATGACCACCGACGACGGCCGGGAAAAAGGATTCACCTGGATTATTGATATCAATAACGACGATTCGCTTGATATCAGTATCAGCCTGAGGCTCACCGAGCGCACGCTCGTCAAAGAGGTCGACGGCGCGCTGCACGTCAGCTATGCCCCTGAACCGCCACTGCCTGAGCCGGTGACGCGCCCGGTTGAGCTGTACGTTAACGGCGAACTGGTGAGTAAGTGGGATGAGTGAGTTAACCGCGCTGCAGGAACGCCTTGCCGGTCTGATTGCCAGCCTGTCACCGGCGGCGCGTCGGCAAATGGCGGCTGAGATTGCGAAAAAGCTGCGTACCAGTCAGCAACAGCGTATCAAGCGCCAGCAGGCACCCGACGGCACCCCGTATGCCGCGCGTAAGCGCCAGCCGGTGCGGAGCAAGAAAGGTCGGATTAAACGTGAAATGTTCGCCAAACTGCGCACCAACCGCTTTATGAAAGCTAAAGGCAGCGACAGTGCGGCGGTGGTGGAGTTTACCGGCAAGGTGCAGCGCATGGCGCGGGTGCATCAGTACGGGCTCAAAGACCGGCCAAACCGCAACAGCCGGGATGTGCAGTACGATGCCCGCCCGTTGCTCGGTTTCACCCGCGACGATGAGCAGATGATTGAAGACGTCATTATCAGGCACCTCGGCAAATAAATATTGTGTGAACCACCACCGGAGCCGCGCGAATTGGCGCGACTCCAGACCAGAGGCATCCTTGCACTATGAATACGTTATCCACGATACAGGAGCTCGCACGCGCGATTCGCAACCTCATCCGCTCAGGTGTGGTGACTGAGGTTGATACCGTGCAGGGGCTGTGCCGCGTACAAAGCGGCGGGATCCAGACAACATGGCTGAACTGGCTGACCACCCGCGCCGGTCGTTCGCGGACGTGGTGGGCTCCCTCGGTCGGTGAGCAGGTTCTGCTGCTGGCAATCGGTGGTGAGCTTGATACCGCTTTCGTGCTGCCGGGTATTTTCTCCGACGATAACCCCGCTCCGTCGGCCTCGGCGGATGCGTGGCATGTGGCTTTCCCTGATGGTGCGGTCATTGAGTACGAGCCCGAAACCGGCGCGCTGACGGTCAGCGGCATAAAAACGGCCGACGTGACGGCATCGGAGTCCATCACCGCAACCGTGCCGCTGGTACTGGTGAAAGCCTCGACCAGTATCACCCTCGACACCCCGGAGGTGATTTGCACCAATAAGCTGACGACGGCGACGCTTGAGGTGCAGAAAGGCGGCAAGATGAGCGGCAATATCGAACATTCCGGCGGGTCACTGTCGTCTAATGGCAAGGTGCTCCACACCCATAAACACCCGGGCGACAGCGGCGGGCAAACGGGGGCTCCGTTATGACGGCGCGCTATCAGGGGATGAACCGAAATACCGGCCTCGGCATCAGCGACACTGAGCACCTCAGTCAGAGCATGCGCGACATACTGCTGACGCCGGTCGGCTCGCGGGTGATGCGCCGTGAATATGGCTCGCTTCTGTCGGCGCTGATTGATATGCCGCAAAACCCGGCGCTCAGGCTGCAAATTATGGTGGCGTGCTATTCGGCTATCCAGAAGTGGGAGCCGCGCATCCGGCTTACCGCCATCAGCTTTGAGACCGGCGACGCTGGTGAAATGTATGTCGATATTACCGGGATGCGTACCGATACCGGTGCGTCAGTTTCAACCACTGTTTCACTGAGTTAAATCACTATGGCAACCGTTGACCTGAGTCAGTTACCCGTTCCCGACGTGGTTGAGGAACTGGACTATGAAACCATCCTTGCGGAACGCATTGCGACGCTGATTTCGCTCTATCCCGAAGACCAGCAGGAGTCCATTGCCCGGACGCTCGCGCTTGAGTCAGAGCCGATTGTTAAGCTGCTGCAGGAAAACGCCTACCGTGAAGTTATTTGGCGTCAGCGGGTGAACGAAGCCGCGCAGGCGGTGACGCTGGCCTATTCCGCCGGTAACGACCTCGACGTCGTGGCAGGGAACAACAATACCGAACGCCTGACCATCGCCCCGGCGGATGACACCACCATTCCGCCGACACCTGCCGTTATGGAATCCGATACTGACCTGCGACTGCGCACGCAACAGGCGTTTGAGGGATTGAGCGTGGCGGGTCCGGTCGGGGCATATGAGTATCACGGTCGCAGCGCCGACGGGCGGGTCGCTGACGTCTCGGTCGCAAGTCCGTCGCCAGCCTGCGTGACGATTACCGTGCTATCGCGCGAGGGTGACGGCACTGCTAGTCCTGAACTACTGGCGATTGTTGATAAAGCGCTGAATGCCGAAGATGTGCGCCCGGTGGCCGACCGGGTTACCGTCCAGTCAGCCGAGATTGTGCCGTACCAGATTGACGCGACGCTCTACGTTTACCCCGGCCCCGAATCTGAACCCATCAGGCAGGCATCAGAGCAGAAGCTGCAGAGCTACATCAGCGCGCAGCACCGCCTCGGGCGTGATATCCGTCTGTCGGCCATTTACGCGGCGCTGCATGTTGAGGGGGTGCAGCGTGTCGAGCTGGCATCACCTCAGACCGATATTGTGCTGAGTAAGTCGCAGGCGTCGAACTGCACCGAGTACCAGATAACTATCGGGGGCTCGGATGAGTGACAGGCTGTTACCCGTTGGCTCGTCGCCGCTGGAAGTTGCCGCCGCTGCTGCACTCTCTGAGATTCAGCGCGTGCCGGTACCGCTGCGCACCCTGTGGAACTGGCGCACCTGCCCGGTAAAGCTGCTGCCGTATCTGGCGTGGGCGCTGTCGGTCGACAGGTGGGATGAGAAATGGCCGGAGGCGACAAAGCGCAGCGTCTGCGCGTCCTCGTTTTTCGTCCATCAGCACAAAGGCACCATCAGCGCATTGCGTCGGGTCGTCGAGCCGCTCGGCTTTCTGATTGAGGTGCGCGAGTGGTGGCAGCTCAACGAGGAGCCAGGCACATTCCGCCTCGTTGTTGGCGTCCTCGACAGCGGCATCACTGACGAAATGTATCAGGAGCTTGAGCGACTGATTGAAGACGCCAAACCGGCAAGTCGCCACCTGACCGGGCTGGCTATCAGTCTGAGCTCGACCGGCGAACTGTATGTCGGCGCGGGATGCTATCACGGCGACGCGCTGACTGTTTACCCCTACACCCCCGAGGAGATTGTCGTCGGCGGTGAATATTACCCGGCCTCGGCCATCCATTTGATTGATAATCTGAGAGTGAACGCATGACCGCAAAATATTTTGCCATTCTGACCAATCAGGGCGCGGCGCGGCTGGCGAACGCGGCGGCACTCGGTACCAAACTCAACCTGACGCAGATGGCCGTCGGTGATGCGAATGGTACGTTGCCGACCCCTGACCCGGCGCAGACGAAGCTCATTAACCAGAAACGCATCGCGCCGCTGAACCTGCTGACCGTTGACCCGGCCAATACCAGTCAGATTATCGCGGAACAGATTATTCCCGAGAATGAAGGTGGTTTCTGGATCCGCGAGATTGGCCTTTATGACGACGACGGCATTCTGATTGCCGTGGCGAACTGCCCGGAGACCTACAAACCGCAACTGCAGGAGGGAAGCGGTCGCACGCAGACCATTCGCATGATTCTGATTGTGTCGAGCACGTCGGCTATCACCCTGAAAATCGACCCGTCAGTCGTGCTGGCAACGCGCCAGTATGTCGACGACAAAGTTATCGAGGTGAAATCCTATGCTGATAGTCTGCTGGCCGCACACCTTGCAGATGCTGACCCGCATCCGCAATACCTGAAAATAACTGACATTGCGAAATATACCCCGGTCGGCGTGCCGCTCCCTTATCCGTCAGCGACGCCGCCGACAGGCTGGCTGAAATGTAATGGTGCGGTATTTGATAAGGTGAAATATCCGGGGCTCGCCGCAGTATTTCCGTCGGGGAATCTGCCTGATTTACGCGGTGAGTTTATCCGTGGATGGGATGATAGTCGTGGTATCGACAACGGGCGTGCGCTGCTTTCATCTCAAGGCCATTCACTCAGAGACCACTCACATAACCAGCAGGTCTGGACAGGTTCAAATACAACATCGTCAACTATTGGTCAGGCCGGGAGTTATGCTCCGCTAGCAACTGGAGGGGATGGGGGGATTGCCTATACTGACCGGGAGCCTCAAAGCCTACCTTCAGCAGTAAGAGCTATCGGCACTCGTGGGGTTGCTTCTGACAATGCAGCGAATATTGGCACTGAAACCCGCCCGCGCAACATAGCATTTAACTACATAGTGAGGGCTGCATAATGGCAAAAGCAACACTAAACAAAAGTGGTATTGCTATAAAAGCCGGTGATATGACCGTCTATAACTTTGATGGTAAAACGCGCGAATATTTATCTGCATCCGTGGAATTTCTTGCCGTTGGTGTCGGTATCCCTGCCAACTCCTGTACCGATGTGCCAGTCGATGAAAAGGCGGGATTTGCCGTTTGCCGTACAGCCACCCTTGACGGGTGGCGATATGTAACAGACCACCGGGGCGAAACGGTGTATGACACTGAAACCAGTCAACCTGTCGAGATTACCGAGCTTGGTGACTATCCAGACAACGTGACCACCATCAAGCCACTGACACCTTATGACAGATGGAGTGGTAGCGAATGGGTTACGGATGAGACCGCACAGAAAAGCGGTCAGGTACTGGAGGCGAAGCAGCAAAAATCCGCATTGCTGACTGAAGCGCAAAGCGTAATCAGCCTGTGGCAAACCGAGCTGCAGCTCGGCATCATCAGTGATGATGACAAGGCCAGCCTGATTGCGTGGATGAAATACATTCAGGCACTGAACGCGGTCGACATTTCCACGGCACCGGATATCGAGTGGCCGGTTAAACCGGAATAATGCAGGGCGGGCTGATGCCCGTCTTTTTTTAATTTGTTTATGTGCCATCCCTCAACCATCGCCGACAAATAGCCCCTCACCAGACCAGCCAGGACAATAACACTCGCCCACTAACCACGGAGTTAACCGGATGAGTGATTTTCACCACGGCGTACAGGTGCTTGAGATTAACGACGGCACCCGCGTCATTTCAACTGTCGCAACCGCAATCGTCGGCATGGTCTGCACGGCCAGCGATGCGGATGCCGCGACATTTCCCCTCAATGAGCCGGTACTGATTACCAATGTGCAGAGCGCCATTGCGAAAGCCGGTAAAAAAGGCACGCTGTCTGCCTCCCTGCAGGCCATCGCCGACCAGTCAAAGCCCGTCACCGTTGTCGTGCGTGTTGCCGAAGGTACCGGAGAAGACGCGGAAGCGCAGACCATTTCCAATATCATCGGCGGCACGGATGAGAACGGTAAATACACCGGTATCAAGGCGCTGTTGACTGCCGAAGCGGTCACCGGCGTTAAGCCGCGCATTCTCGGCGTGCCGGGGCTCGATACCAAAGAGGTCGCAGTCGCACTTGCGTCGGTCTGTATCAGCCTGCGCGCCTTTGGCTATGTCAGTGCATGGGGCTGTAAGACTATTTCCGAGGCGATGGCCTATCGCGAGAATTTCAGCCAGCGCGAACTGATGCTTATCTGGCCTGATTTCCTCGCATGGGACACCACCGCGAACGCCACCGCAACAGCCTACGCCACCGCGCGCGCACTCGGCCTGCGTGCCTATATCGACCAGACCGTCGGCTGGCATAAAACCCTGTCTAACGTCGGCGTGCAGGGTGTCACCGGCATCAGTGCGTCAGTCTTTTGGGATTTGCAGGCATCCGGCACCGATGCTGACCTGCTCAACGAGGCCGGGGTCACGACGCTGGTGCGTAAAGATGGTTTCCGCTTTTGGGGTAACCGCACCTGTTCTGATGACCCACTTTTCCTGTTTGAGAACTACACCCGCACCGCGCAGGTGCTGGCCGACACGATGGCCGAGGCGCACATGTGGGCGGTCGATAAGCCCATCACTGCATCGCTCATCCGTGACATTGTCGACGGCATTAATGCCAAATTCCGCGAGCTGAAATCAAATGGCTACATCGTGGACGGTGAATGCTGGTTCGACGAGGAATCGAACGATAAGGAAACCCTCAAGGCCGGGAAACTGTATATCGACTACGACTATACGCCGGTTCCACCACTGGAAAGCCTGACCCTGCGCCAGCGTATCACCGATAAATATCTGGTGAATCTGGCCGAATCGGTCAACAGCTAAGGAGCCTGAAATAACATGGCACTACCCCGCAAACTCAAATATCTGAATATGTTCAACGACGGTCTGAGCTACATGGGTGTTGTTGAATCCGTGACGCTGCCGAAGCTGACCCGCAAGCTCGAAAACTATCGCGGCGGCGGTATGAATGGTGCGGCGGCGATTGACCTCGGTCTCGACGATGATGCGCTCACCGTCGAGTGGTCTGTCGGTGGCCTGCCTGATGTGGCTCTGTGGGCGCAGTACGCCGCGCCTGGTGCTGACGCTGTGCCGCTGCGTTTTGCTGGATCCTACCAGCGCGACGACACCGGCGAAATCATCGCGGTCGAGGTGGTCATGCGTGGCCGTCATAAAGAAATCGACGGCGGCGAAAATAAGCAGGGTGAAAACACCTCGACCAAACTGTCGACCGTTTGCACCTATTACCGCCTGACGATTGATGGTAGCGACGTCATCGAAATCGACACCGTCAACATGGTCGAGAAGGTGAACGGCGTCGACCGTCTGGAACAGCACCGCCGCGCAATCGGGCTGTAATTCCCTGACCGGTCAGCATGGCTGGCCGGTTATTAATCCCCTTTCAGAGCAGAGAAAAAATCATGGCTAAAGCACCACGTAAAACCGCTGAATTTGTTGATACGGCTGGCAATGAAATTGACACCGTAAACCCGAACGTCGTGCCCCTCGACAAGCCGATTAAGCGCGCCGGTCAGACGATTGATAAAGTCACCCTGATTGAGCCGAACGCCGGTACCCTGCGCGGCGTCAGTCTGGCGGCGGTGGCGCAGTCCGAGGTCGATGCGCTGATTAAAGTGCTGCCCCGCATGACCTATCCCGCGCTCACCACGCAGGAGCTAACCGCGATGAACCTGCCCGATATGCTGTCGCTGGCCGCTAAGGTGATTGGTTTTTTGTCACCGGCTTCGGCGGAGTAGATTTCCCGCCCGACCTGTCGACCGATGACCTGATGGCGGATATCGCGGTGATATTTCACTGGCCGCCATTAGAGCTCTATTCCCTGAGCCTGACCGAGCTCATCACATGGCGCGAAAAGGCGCTGCAGCGTAGCGGAAACCACAATGAGTAATAACCTGAGGCTTGAGGTATTGCTGAAAGCGGTCGACCAGGCGACCCGACCGCTTAAATCCATCCAGACCGCGAGTAAATCCCTGTCGGGCGATATTCGCAACACACAAAAAGGGCTGCGTGACCTGAATGGTCAGGCGTCAAAAATCGACGGCTTTCGTAAGGCAAGCGCGCAACTGGCCGTGACCAGTCAGTCGCTTGAGAAAGCGAAACGCGAGGCCGGTGAGCTGGCCGTGCAGTTTAAAAACACCACCAGTCCTACCCGCGCGCAGGCGCAGGCACTCGAAGCGGCAAAGCGTGCCGCCTCTGAGTTGCAGACGAAATACAACAGCCTGAGAACGTCGGTACAGCGCCAGCGCTCCGAACTGATGCAGGCAGGTATTAACACCCGCACCTTGTCTGCCGATGAGCGTCGGCTCAAAACCTCCATCAGCGAAACGACGGCGCAGCTTAACCGCCAGCGTGAGGCACTGGCGCGCATCAGTGCGCAGCAGGCGAAATTAGGCCGGGTGAAAGAGCGATATAAATCAGGTAAAGAGCTTGCCGGTAACATGGCCGCAGCAGGTGCTGCCGGGGTAGGTATCGCGACAGCGGGAACGATGGCCGGGGTTAAATTACTGATGCCCGGTTATGACTTTGCGCAGAAAAATTCCGAGCTGCAGGCCGTGCTCGGGGTCGATAAGCAGTCGCCAGAAATGCAGGCGCTACGCAAACAGGCGCGCCAGCTCGGCGACAATACTGCCGCCTCTGCAGATGACGCAGCGAGCGCGCAAATCATCATTGCGAAAAGCGGCGGTGACGCTGCTGCCATTCAGGCGGCGACGCCGGTCACGCTGAATATGGCGCTGTCAAACAGGCGCTCTATGGAGGAAAACGCTGCGCTGCTGACCGGGATGAAATCAGCGTTTCAACTTTCAAACGACAAGATTGCTCACATTGGCGACGTTCTCTCGATGACGATGAACAAAACCGCCGCCGATTTTGACGGACTGAGCGACGCGCTCACCTATGCCGCGCCAGTGGCGAAAAATGCCGGGGTGAGCATTGAGCAAACCGCCGCAATGGTCGGTGCGCTGCACGACGCCAAAATCACCGGGTCAATGGCGGGTACGGGTAGCCGCGCCATTCTCAGCCGCCTGCAGGCTCCCACCGGAAAAGCGTTTGAGGCCATTAAGGAACTCGGCGTCAAAACGTCCGACAGCAAGGGGAACACGCGCCCGATATTCTCTATCCTGAAAGAAATGCAGCGCAGCTTTGAGAAAAACAACCTCGGAACAAGCCAGCGCGGCGAGTATATGAAAACCATTTTCGGCGAGGAGGCCAGCTCGGCGGCGGCGGTGCTTATGGAGGCAGCCTCAAGCGGCAAACTTGACCGGCTTACTGCCGCTTTTAAAGCCTCGGACGGTAAAACCGAGGAACTGGTTAAGGTTATGCAGGATAACCTCGGCGGCGACTTTAAAGAGTTCCAGTCGGCTTATGAGGCAGTCGGTACCGACCTTTTTGACCAGCAAGAGGGCTCGCTGCGTAAACTCACCCAAACCGCCACGCAGTATGTGTTAAAGCTCGACGGCTGGATCCAGAAAAACAAAGGTCTGGCGACAACTATCGGCATTATTGCCGGTGGCGCACTTGCTCTGATTGGTATCATCGGCGGCATTGGTCTCGTTGCGTGGCCGGTTGTCATGGGGATTAACGCCATTATCGCCGCTGCTGGCGTGTTGGGTACGGTCTTTACTGTTGCCGGTGGTGCCATTATGACAGCGCTCGGTGCGATTACCTGGCCGATTGTGGCCGTCGGGGCGGCGATTGTGGCCGGGGCGCTACTTATCCGTAAATATTGGGAGCCCATCAGCGCATTTTTCTCAGGAGTGATAGAGGGCATCATGAGTGCCTTTGCGCCGGTCGGGGAAATGTTCGCTCCACTGGCACCCATTTTTGACGGTCTTGGTGAGAGACTGCGCGGCGTCTGGCAATGGTTTAAAGACCTGATTGCACCGGTCAAAGCTACGCAGGAGACGCTCGATAGCTGTAAAAATGCTGGCGTTATTTTCGGTCAGGCGCTGGCCTCAGCGCTGATGGCACCGCTAAACGTTTTCAACAAGCTACGCAGCGGTGTCGACTGGCTTCTCGAAAAGCTCGGCATCATCAACAAAGAATCGGACAGCCTCGACCAGACCGCCGCCAAAACCAATGCCGCTACGCAGGGGAATTCCTACATACCGGCGACCAGCACCTATGGCGGGTATCAGGCTTATCAGCCAGTTACCGCACCGGCGGGACGCTCTTATATCGACCAGAGCAAAAGCGAATACAACATTACGTTACCGGGCGGTGTCGCGCCGGGGCATCAACTTGACCGGCAGCTACGCGACACGCTCGAACAAATTGAGCGCGAAAAGCGTGCGCGTCAGCGCGCCAGCATGAGCCACGACTAAGGGAGAATAAAACGATGATGCTTGCTCTCGGCATGTTTGTATTTGAACGCCGCACCCTGCCTTATCAGTCGATGCAACACTCGAAAGATTATCGCTGGGCGTCTAATGACCGGGTCGGTAAACCTCCTGCATACCAGTTTCTCGGCGAGGGGGAGAACTCGATCCAGCTTGCCGGTACGCTTTACCCTGCTATTACCGGCGGTCGCATATCCCTGCTGGCTGTTGAGCTGATGGCCGACGAGGGCAGAGCATGGCCGCTTATTGAGGGAACCGGCAATATCTTCGGGATGTATATCGTCGATAAGGTGTCGACCACGCATGCCGAGTTTTTCAGCGACGGCGCGGCCAGAAAGATTGATTTCACCCTTTCGCTGAAACGGGTCGACGAATCACTGACGGCAATGTTTGGCGACCTGAATAAGCAGGCAAGCGAGCTACTCGGCTCTGCCGGTAATCTGACTGATAAGCTGCAGGGTGCGCTCGGAGGACTAACCGCATGATTACGGGCATGACCATTGACGCCGGTACCAGCCTTGCACCGGCATTTATGCTGACGCTGAACAGTCAGGACATTACCAGCAATTTTAGTGACCGGCTGATTTCTCTCACCATGACCGACAACAGGGGCTTTGAGGCTGACCAGCTCGACATTGAGCTCGACGACACCGACGGCAAAGTCGAGTTACCCCTGCGCGGGGCTGTGCTGACGCTGTGGCTTGGCTGGCAGGGTTCGGCACTTCTGAATAAGGGCGATTTCACGGTCGATGAGATTGAGCATCGGGGCGCGCCTGATACCCTTACCATCCGGGCGCGTAGTGCAGATTTTCGCGGAACACTCAATTCACGGCGTGAAGAATCATGGCACGACACCACCCTCGGTGAGCTGGTCAGCACCATTGCAAAGCGCAATAAACTGACGGCCAGTGTCGCGGATTCGCTGAAAAAAATACCGGTACCGCATATCGACCAGTCGCAGGAGTCCGACGCCGTATTTCTGACCCGGTTGGCTGACCGCAATGGGGCTGCGGTGTCAGTGAAAGCGGGTAAACTCCTGTTTCTGAAAGCCGGTAGTGCGATGACGGCCAGTGGTAAGCCCGTCCCGCAAATGACCCTGACCCGCAGCGATGGCGACCGTCATCAGTTTGCCATTGCTGACCGTGGTGCTTACACCGGCGTAACAGCAAAATGGTTGCACACCAAAGACCCGAAGCCGCAAAAGCAAAAAGTGACGCTGAAACGTAAGCTAAAAGAGAAGCACCTGCGCGCACTGGAGCATCCGAAAGCAAAGCCGGTCAGCAAAAAGACAAAGGCCAAAAAAGAGCCGGAAGCGCGCGAGGGTGAGTATATGACCGGTGAGGCTGATAACGTGCTGGCGCTGACGACGGTCTACGCATCAAAGGCGCAGGCGATGCGCGCAGCTCAGGCTAAATGGGATAAGCTGCAGCGAGGCGTTGCGGAGTTTTCAATTACGCTGGCGCTTGGTAGGGCTGATTTATTCCCTGAGACACCTGTGCGTGTGTCAGGCTTTAAGCGCGTCATAGACGAGCAATCATGGTTAATCAGTAAGGTGACTCACAATCTGAACAATAGCGGCTACACGACGGGCTTAGAGCTTGAGGTTAAACTCTCTGATGTGGAGTACAACGCGGAATCGGATGATGAATAAAATATATTCACAAAAAGTGAATTGATGATTATCATTGTTTCACGAATTGAGAATAAGGGGTGGGTTATGTTTCATTGTCCGAAGTGCCATCATGCCGCACATGCGCGAACAAGCCGCTATCTAACCGAAAATACGAAAGAGCGCTACCACCAGTGCCAGAACATCAACTGCAGTTGCACGTTTATGACAATGGAAACGATAGAGCGCTTTATTGTTACTCCGGGAGCCATTGACCCGGCACCGCCGCACCCGACTGTCGGTGGTCAGCGGCCATTGTGGCTCTGATAAATTTTCGCTAAATGCCCGCTGCGTGCGGGTTTTTTTATGCCATCAGCAAAGTGGCGGTAAAAAATCCACCGCCATTCTATCGCCACTCGAAAACGAGGTAACAAAAAGGCCACTCGCGAGAGTGGCCTAACTGTATGTATTTGCTGCTTAAATTTGGTGGCCCCTGTTGGGTTTGAACCAACGACCAAGCGATTATGAGTTCCTACCGGAACAACCGAAAATCAATAGTTTGCGTTATTTATCATTGACATAGATTGCCACTGTTTGCCAATGATTACCCATTATTCGCCATTTCTACCGCCACTTTATCGCCACTCACCGCCAGTGGGTTGAGCTTTACAGCATCCTCTAAATGGTCAGGGGCAAAGTGCGCATACCGCATTGTCATTTTGATGTCGGTATGGCCGAGTACACGCTGCAAGACCAGAATATTACCACCATTCATCATAAAGTGGCTGGCGAAGGTGTGGCGCAAAACGTGGGTAAGCTGTCCTGTCGGTAGTTCGATGCCTGTTCTTTCCAGAGCTGACCGGAACGCCCCATAACAATCACTAAACAAACGGCCTTTTTTATCATCAGGCAGAGACTCATAGAGCTCTTTACTGATTGGGACGGTGCGGTTTTTTCTGCCTTTCGTGTTGGTGTATGTGATTTTGTATTTCGCGAGCTGGCTTTTTCTCAGACTCTCGGCCTCAGACCACCGTGCGCCAGTGGCGAGGCAGATTCTTACCACGGTTTCTAAATCAGGGTGGTCATGCCGTTTACACTCTCCGAGCAGTTGCGAAATTTGGTCGTGAGTTAGCCAGGCCATTTCCATTTCTTCTGTGCGGAATGGGCGCATATTTTTCAGCGGATTTTCGCCCTTCCATTCTCCGAGGCGGTTTAGCTCATTGAATACCGCCCGGAAGTAGGCCAGCTCAAGATTAAGCGTGCGAGGCGATACCTCTTTCACTCTGTTTGAACGGGCATACTCACCTTTTAACCGTTTTTCTCGGTAGCGGGAAAACATCTGCGCATCGAAATCGCGTGCGAGTGGTTCGCCCATACAATCAAAAGCATGGTGCATGGCTAACTGACGTTTCAAGCCGTCTTTCAGCGTAATGCCATGAGCGCTATACCATGAATCAACCAGTTCTTTTAACGTGCGCCTGTCTTCCTTTTCTTCCTGCCACGGGTTTTGAACGGTGTACTGTTCAAACGCCAGAGCCTCGCCCTTAGTAGCGAATTTCTTTCTGATACGTTTGCCGTTTGCACCGTTTGGGTAGAGCTCACAAATCCAACCGCCAGCCGGATTTTTACGGACAGTCATCAATTAACCTCGCTGTATACACCTACTACACGGCCAATCGTTTTTATCTCATCAATCCCACACTCAAACGGTACTTTGCCGCCCGCAACGTGTAACTTTTTGCCGGGTAGGAGCGTCAATTCTCTGATGCTGGTAGCCCCCTCAATATCAACCAACCAAAGGCCATCAGAAAGTGAGGCATCTTGTTCTATGAAGTGCAGCTTTCCATCGGCGCGAACAGCAATACCTTTTGTCATTTGCTTGCTAAAAAAACCGGCGTCAATACTCAATGGTGAATTTTCTTCGAGTTTTCCATCACTCAGAGTGAAGGAGCCTATCGTTTTCGGATCCGTTGGAGACGGTTTGCCATCATATTGAGAGCCTTGCCCCGTAAGAAGCCATAGCAGGCTTGCTCCGGTTTCTAGTGCGCACTGTACGGCGAAATCATAAGAAACAGTGCCTCGCGTATAGCGGTTTTGTAGGGAACTGGCGGCAATATTGAAGTGCCGGGCTAGCTGGATTTTTTGAGTAAAACCATATACTTGACAAATTCTATCCAGTAACTCGTCGTTATTCACCTGAGTATCAAGTATCAAAATTTATTCCTTTGGGTATTTACTAATATTCAATCGAGCATTAGTATCGTTGCTAATTCGGGCAATCAGTGGCAGAAGTTGGCAAACAGAGGCCATTGATTGCAAACATTGTCAAAATGGGAATCATGCAACATGGCTTCTGAAATCGCAATCATCAAAGTGCCTGCACCTATCGTTACTCTGCAACAATTCGCAGAGCTTGAGGGTGTTTCTGAACGCACCGCTTACCGCTGGACAACCGGCGACAACCCTTGTGTACCAATCGAACCCCGCACCATCCGTAAAGGCTGTAAGAAAGCAGGTGGCCCGATTCGTATTTATTACGCACGCTGGAAAGAAGAACAGTTGCGTAAGGCGTTGGGTCATTCCCGTTTTCAACTCGTCATCGGCGCTTAATTCACTTTATGTGAATTGTAAGGATGCAACATGTTTGATTTTCAGGTTTCCAAACATCCCCACTATGACGAAGCATGCCGCGCTTTTGCGCAGCGTCACAACATGGCGAAGCTGGCCGAGCGTGCGGGTATGAATGTTCAGACGTTACGTAACAAGCTCAACCCGGAACAGCCTCACCAGTTCACGCCGCCTGAATTGTGGCTACTGACTGACCTGACCGAAGACTCAACCCTCGTTGATGGCTTTCTGGCACAGATTCATTGCCTGCCATGTGTACCGGTTAATGAGCTGGCTAAAGACAAATTGCAGTCTTACGTGATGCGCGCCATGAGTGAACTCGGCGAGCTGGCGAGCGGTGCGGTATCGGCTGAACGTATGACCTCTGACCGTAAGTACAGCATGGTTGAAAGCGTCAACTCAGGAATCCGCATGCTGTCTTTGTCGGCGCTGGCATTGCAGGCGCGCCTGCAGGCCAATCCCGCTATGTCTAGCGTTGTCGATACGGTGACCGGCCTCGGCGCTACATTTGGTCTGGTGTGAGGTGTCTATGTTGAAAAATGAACCGTCATTCGCGTCTCTGCTTGTCAAACAAAGCCCCGGCATGCACTTCGGTCACGGCTGGATTGCAGGTAAAAACGGCAAGCGCTGGCACCCGAGCCGCTCACAGGCTGATTTACTGGCTGGCCTCTCTACTCAAAAGCAGGGGGAATCATGGCTATCGAAGCTGTTTCCGCAACTGTTCCGCTAAAAGCGGGTGAACGTCTGGCCGGTCTCAATCATGTGGCTGAACTGCGCGCGAGATATTGGGGCGATAGCTGGAAAGAGGTTGAGCGATTTGTCGATGATATGCGCGATAAACGTGACCCACAATTTGAAGAAAATAATCGGGCGCTGGCCGCTATTTTCTTTCTGGCAAAAATCCCGGCGGCTCGTCATGAGCTCGAATTAAGTGAGCTGACTACTGACGAGAAAAAGGCGCTTATTACAGCGATGAATCATTTTCGTGCAGTGGTGAGTTTATTTCCCAAACGGCTAACCATGCCGAATTAATCCAAACAGAAATTTAATGGCGTAAACCCGCCGGGCTTCTTATTGCCCGAAATCAGGAGAGTCAATTATGCGTAATACCGTAACCCGTAGTTTTAACACTGATAGCGATGCGCTGGCCGTATTGCTGACCGATGCCAAAAAAGAAGAACGTAAAGACCGCGCGCTCGCTGTTTCAATCCGTCTTGAGGCGCTGGCTATACATATCACTAAAGAGGGTATGAGCGGCACCGAAGCCGCTGAACTGCTGCGCCGTGAAGCCACCCGCTTTGAGAACGAATCACAGGAGCTGCACTAATGGCCGACGCAATGGATTTAGCACAACTGCGCGAGCAGGAAGACCGCGAACGCCACATAAGCAACGCGCGCAGCCGTATCGCTGCGCCTTCCCGTTTTCTATGCGAAGAATGTGACGCACCAATCCCGGAAGCTCGCCGCATTGCGATTCCGGGCGTGGCCTTTTGCGTGACCTGCCAGCAAATCGAAGAACTCAAATCAAAACATTACAGAGGTGTTTAATATGGAACTGAATAAAAGAGAGGCATTTTTCGCGGCGATATTTAACGGTTTTTTATCTCATAAAGACCAGTTTAATGATGCTAATCCTGATGAGGCTATCCGCACATGCTGGGCGATGGCTGACCGTATTATTTACCATTCTGACCGAGTGGAATCACCACGCGAGATTGCTAACAGATGGATTAATAAAAATATCGTTATTGTTGATACCGAAACTACGGGGCTGGACAGAGAAGCCGAAATAATTGAAATATCAATCATCGACTGTACCGGTGCTATTCTGCTTAACACCCTTATTAAACCATCCAAAGATATTCCGGCAGAAGCTACCGAGATTCATGGCATCACTAATGAAATGGTTGAGGAAGCGCCAAGCTGGAAAGAACTGTTACCTCAAGTCTTAGAGCTAATATCGCGCGGCTGGGTTGCTTATAATGCGAAGTTTGACGCGAGAATGTTAGAGCAAGCGTCTGGCTCTCGCGTTGACCCTGATTATTTTGGTGTGCCTGAGTGTGCTATGCAACTCTATGCTGAATATAACGGGGAGTGGGATAAAAAACGCCGCAAATACAAATGGAAGAAACTAACCGACGCCGCTACATCGTTGGATGCGTGGCCGGAAGAAATTGACGAGAATCCGCACCGTGCGCTTTATGATTGCTATCTGACGTTGGGTGTAATCCGTTCTATTGCCGGGGGTAAAAAATGAGCCTCCGCATTGTAATAGGTGACAAATGGGTTATTACCAGCGACCAATATCAATTCATCCTGAATGAAAAGAAAGTCGTTAAGTCCGGTAAAAAAGCTGGAGAAGAATGGCTCGACACTATCGGCTATTATCCGAAGATTAACCAGCTTATTTCCGGCCTGATACACCATCAGATTCATGGCTCGGATATTACTGCCATTGACGCTATGGCGGCAGAAATTGAGCGGGTAGGGCAACTATGCATAGCAGCCATTCAAGGGGCTAGCGTTGATGCATAGCTCTACGGTTGCTTATGCTTATCCGTGGAATGCTCCACGGTCGGCAATAGCCAGCCCATATCTTACCTATGACCAACAGTATCGCCGCGACCGTATGTTCGCGGCTTTGCTGCATGCGAGAAAAGCGCTTTCTCTCCAGCCCGAGTGCGTGCGTTTTGATGTTTATCGCACCGCTGCGGTGCTGGAGCAAAATCAGGGCAGTCAACGAGCCAATGCCTTTTTAATCAGCTTCTGCAAAAAGGCATTGCCACGTCTTGAACTGGTCGCAAAAAAATACGAGTGTGCAGGTATCAATAGCAATGTATCAGCCGCTGTTTTCGGTGGTCATTTTGATACCGAGCTTATGCAATATCTGGCATCACGCATGGTCAATATGGTCGCCAGATATAATCGCCTCCCGGATATGTCGCGCGCCGATATCGACCTGCTGGCCGCTGATATCGCTAATTTTATTCGCGCTGAACTGGCTAACATTGATGACACCGGATTTAGCGAGCTCAAAACGCTGTATACCTGGTATATGCGCGCCGGTTTTATTTCCCTGCAATTCAACGTTACCCCGCCGCATTGGGAGCGGGTGACAAAGAAATATGTCGGTGAGGATGAAATCGCACCTGCTATCACCCGCATGTTTAATGAGGTTTGGTGGCGTGGCCGCTTGCGACGCATTGCGGCTGCATGGCGCGAACATCTGCAAATCGCAGTCGGCAATGTCAGCAAAAAACGACACGCATACGCGAGTAAAAACTGCGTGACCGACTGGCGCGAGCAGAAGCGCCGCACGCGTGAATTTCTCAAGGGGCTGGATCTCGAAGACGAAGACGGCAACCGCATCAGCCTGATTGAAAAATATGATGGCTCGGTCGCTAACCCTGCGATACGTCGCTGCGAGCTGATGACCCGCATCCGTGGGTTTGAAAATATCTGCAATGAGCTCGGATATGTCGGGGAGTTTTACACCCTGACTGCACCGTCTAAATATCACGCCACTACCAAAGCGGGTTACCGTAACAGCAAATGGAACGGTGCCAGCCCTTCGGATACGCAGAGCTATCTAACCGGCCTTTGGGCGCGCATACGCGCCAAACTGCACCGGGAAGAAATCCGCATTTTCGGTATCCGTGTTGCCGAGCCTCATCACGACGGGACGCCTCACTGGCACATGCTTATGTTTATGCTGCCGGAAGACGTCGAGCGCGTGCGCCTCATCATTCGCGATTATGCGTGGGAGGAAGACCACCATGAATTGAGAAGCGATAAAGCCAAAAAGGCACGCTTCCATGCCGAAGCTATTGACCCGGAAAAGGGCAGCGCTACCGGCTATGTTGCTAAATATATTTCGAAAAATATCGACGGCTATGCTCTCGATGGTGAAACCGATGACGAAAGCGGTGAGCTGCTGAAAGAGACAGCCCCCGCCGTATCAGCATGGGCGGCGCGCTGGCACATCCGTCAGTTCCAGTTTATCGGCGGTGCGCCGGTGACGGTCTACCGTGAATTGCGTCGTCTCGCTGATACCGAGACCGCGCACGGTCTGAGCGTTGAGTTTGCTGCCGTCCATGATGCCGCAGACGCTGGTGATTGGGCTGGTTACGTTAATGCGCAGGGTGGTCCGTTTGTCCGTCGCGATGATTTGCAGGTGCGCACGCTGTATGAACCGCGCGCCGAGTTTAACCAGTATGGTGAGGAAACGGTCTGCATCCGTGGCGTGTATGATTCCGCTGTCGGTGCTGGCACTCCGATTTTAACCCGGCTCACGCAGTGGAAAATTGTGCCGAAGCGCGCCGTTGATTTGGCCGTTGACGTTAAGGGCGCTCTTGCGCCCTCTCGGAGTTCTGTCAATAACTGTACGGGGAGCGAAAGCGAACCACCGGCACTGGATTTAACAAAACCATTGAGTCGGCGTGAAAAACGAGAGCTGACCAACCGACTCAGGAATAAAAAGCCAGCAACACGGCGAAAATTCATCCACGGAGCGAATGAGCAAAACGCAGCAATAGCGAAAACCATAGACGAGATACATCTGACTACCGGCAACACAATCAGCCGGGGGCTTTGTTGAATAAATCGAACTTTTGCTGAGTTGAAGGATCAGATCACGTATCTTCCCGACAACGCAGACCGTTCCGTGGCAAAGCAAAAGTTCAAAATCACCAACTGGCCCACCT